AGCGTGCCGACGAGTGTCGCGTCGAAGCTCGTCGCGAGCTTACGCACGAACGGCCACGGCGCAGGCCGCTGGTAGTCGTGGTCGACGAACAGGCGTCCGAGGTCGATCAGGTCGACGCGGAACGGCCAGTCGCCGTCCTGGAAGGTCAACTGATGTGGCTCCGCGACCACGTCTTCGGGCAGCCCCTTCGCGAGCCGCAGCAGCGAGAAGAACAGTTCCGGGATCGACTCGGCCTCCTCCAGGCGGACGATCAGGTCGTCCCAGATGTCGGTGTGCCGCGGTGTCACCCAGTGGCCGCTGACGATCTGGTCCCAACTGTGGCCGAGGAGATCCGGCGTCAGCGGCGACTCCTGGTCGCGGGCGATCATGCCGGCGATCGTCGTCACGTCCGACCGCATCCCCGGCTGGTTGATCCCACCGACCGGTTCCAGCACCGCGAGCAGTCGCTTCTGCAGCGCGTCGACTTCCTCCTGGCGCAGTCTGTCGCGCTCCGCGATCATCGCGCGCGCAGACTCGCCTCTCTTGATCGTCGTCGCGTTCGCCTTCCGCTTCGGCTTCTCCTGCTCGCGCAGCACACCGGCCTGCTCCAGTTCCAGCCAGAGGCGCTTGCTGAACTCGCCCCGACCGGGCGTCAGTGGGACTCGCAGCACGCGCCCGTTCGACGCCGTGACAACGGAGCCGTTGCCGTTCGTGATCCGAAGGTGGCCGGCGCGTGTCTGCTCGAGCTTGTAGCCGCGCTTCAACCTCTGCTGAAGCTCGCGGTGGGGCTTACCGGCGATCGTGTCAGTCATTGGGGGTTTCACTCCTTCTCTGGTTGGCTCTGACCTGAACCCGGAAGTTTGCCAAGAGCCCTGGTACTCTGTCGCACGAACTCCTCAGGGCGGACTCGCGGTCTTCGGGCCACGATCCTTTCTAAGGGTTCTGACCGCTCGAGAGGCCCGGAGACGGGCCTCTCGGCATTTGGGGGGAAATATGGTCATCACCAAGCAGGAGATCGCGCTCTTCCTGATCGCCGTCGCCCTGTGGTGCCTGCTGCTCTTCGGGACCGACTGGATCCACTAGATGTCGAGCACGTACACCGACGGCGTCACGCCGCTCGACGCCTCGCACATGAACGCCTTGCATCAGAAGGTGGAGAAGGGCCTCGCGAACGGCTACGCGAGCCCCGACGCGAGCGTCAAGGTGCCGGTGGCGCAGCTTCCAGCCAACGTCGGCCAGTCGCTCGTCGGCACCTACGCGGCGCGGCCTGCGGCGAGCACCGTCGCTGCGGGGACGGTTTACTACTGCAACGACACGCTGACGACGTTCCGCTCGGACGGTTCAAGCTGGACGTATGTCGCGCAGTCGGTGGCGCACGTCCCGATCTCGAACTTCGACTCGCCGCCCTGGTCGACGCCCTACAACGGGATGGAGGTTCTCCTCACCGACAACCTCGGCACGCCGACCTATGCGTGGCGGCTGCGTTACAACCAGTTCTCGTCGTCTGCGTACAAGTGGGAGTTCGTGGGCGGGCCTGCTCTCGGCGTTCAGCAGGTAGCGGATCAGACGCTGGCTGGTAACGACACATGGGGCGACCTGGCGACGGTTGGGCCTAGCATCACGGCTCCACGCGCCGGTCAGTATTTGATCTCCGCAGGCTGCGGGGTCTACAACACTGCCGCCGCTTGCATCGCGCAATACGTCGGCGTCACGATAGGGGCGGGCACTCCCGCCTTCCCGTTCACCGCGGCTACGGCGGTGCCCGCGGCTGGTCAGGGATATTGGATGGGCATCCAGCCCAGCACTCCGTTCACGGCAGCCGCGGGCGACTCGATCCGGATGCGATACAGGGTCTACACCGGCACCGGATCGTTCAACAGCCGGGTGCTCTCGATCACGCCGGTCAGAGTCTCGTAGGAGGAGAGATGCCACGTCGCACCCCGACATCGAAGAAGGCGAAGCAGGCGAAGGTGCAGACCGTGATGCATGAGTTCAAGCACGGCACGCTGCACTCAGGCTCGAAGAAGGGGCCGAAGGTGACGAGCCGCAAGCAGGCCGTCGCCATCGCGCTCAGCCAGTCCGGCCAGTCGAAGAAGAGGAAGAGAAGGTGACAGAAGAGTTCGCAGGCACCGTCCATCCGTATCCCGTCTACACGCTGAACGACGACGAGACGAAGAAGGAGCTCGTCGGCGGCTCCTACGACAACATCTCTGCAGTCACGATCGCCTGCGCCGTCTTCGGAGTGCGCCAGAGCAAGGGCACCGACGAGTGGCTGATGGTCGGTGTCTTCGATGACGCCGGTACGCTGATCGCTCGGATCGGCAAGCAGAGGCCCGCTCCCACGCAGACGCTGCCGGCCGGACCCGCGCCGGTGCTGACCGCGCTGCAGCCCGACAGCGCCGGTAACTGGAACGCCGAGGTGCACGCGATCGGCCAGAACTTCACGGCCGAGTCGGTGGCGTGGAGCGGCAGTACCCAGGCGGTGACGACCTACATCTCACCGACCGAGGTCAGCTTCGTCGTCCCCGGTGTCGTCGCGGCCGGCGCGTACCCCGTGACGATCAAGAACGGCGCGCTCGAGTCGAACGCGCTCACGTTCACCGCTCTCTAGAACCAACCACGCCATAGCGAGACGGGTCACTCCGTAGTCGCAGCAACGTGCATCCCGTCTTACGGCGGATCCACGTCAGCGACCCAGGAGGCAGCCCGTGAAGGCACTGCTCTCATTCGTTGCAGCACTCACCTTCGTCGCAACGGCGCAGGCTGATTACGCAGGCGTTACGCACATCCGCTTCGCAAGCGCTTACTGCGAGTCGAGCGGGAACATCCATGCCATCGGTTACCGCGGGATATACAGGGGCAAGTGGCAATTCGACCAGTCGACCTGGAACGCCTTCGCGCCGCGATGGCTGCAAGGCCGTGATCCCGCCTGGGTCCCGGAGTACTGGCAGGACTATGTAGCGCAGCGCGTGACCTACGACGCCTGGCCGCGCTGCTAGCGAGGACTGCGGCGCCAAACAACACGCGGGGGTGATGTGTCGAGAGCAACCTGCCGCGATAGAGCGAGTTGGCAACAACCACCCAACTCGGTGCGAGAACGACGAGAGGCCCCCGAAGAGGCCTCCCGAAGGACTGTGCTGCAGTCGGTCTGAGTCTAGCGCTGGTCGAAGCACTCCAGGCAGAGCCAGCGCCGGCCGTTCGACCGGCAGACGCGGAACTGGTCGCAGCGGGAGCAGACCGTGTTCTTCATGTCGACATGGCCCCATCCCATCCAGGCGTATCGCACTGCCTCTTCCAGTGCGGTCATGCGAGGTCCGCTCCGAAGCGGTGCTTCAGCAATCGGCGGGTGAAGGTGAGCGGCTTCATGTTGCCGTCCCCGTCGAACAACTGCTGGACTTGCTCGGCTTCGTCGTCGGCCGGCGGGCGACTGACCGGCAGCCAGTGCTCGCCGTCGAGGCTGGCCCAGTGGTACGTCTCGCCCTCGAGTTCGATGGTGCAGCGATGGATGGTCATGCGTTCTCCTCTGGTTGAGTCCTGACCGTTCACAGACACATTTTCTCACACGCCGTTTTCGGGACTGGCGACGACTACCGCTCTTTGCGTTACGCGCTGTCGCGCAACCGCTGTAGCTGAGCCAACGTAAAATCGATTTGGAGGCGTCTGCGCTGACAACGCTCGCAGCGCCCGACCCGGAGGTGCTCGCGGCCTTCAAGAAGGAGTACGCGAGACGACTGAACGAGCGCGCTCTCGCGCTCCGACATCCGGGCGGGCTACTTGATCATGTGCAGTGCGTCGACCCGAAGACGGGCGAGCGCTTCACGTTCACGCTCAACGACCCGGAGGCGGGCTGGTACTGGCAGCGCGACGTGCTCGATGAGTGGATCAAGCATCCGCTCTCGCTCGTCCTGAAGGCGCGGCAGATCGGGATCACCTGGCTCGCCGCCGGGTACGCGCTCTGGAAGCTCCTGACGATGCCGGGGACGCGCGCGCTCGTCGTCTCGATCAACGAGGACGAGGCGATCAAGGTCGTCAACCGGATCTTCGACATGTTCGTCTCGCTGCCGGAACATCTGCAGTACGAGGCGAAGATCACCAAGCCGTCACGGGACGCTCGGCCCACCACCTTGATCGAGCTCACGTTCCCCGATGGCCGTATCTCGTCTGTGGTCGGTCTGCCCTCCACTCGGCGGGCCGGCCACGGCGAGACAGCCACCATCGTCCTCCTCGACGAATACGCCCGACATGAGTATGCGCGCGAGTCGTGGAAGGCGACATTCCCAACCGCTGACAACGGCGGTCAGATCATCGTTATCTCCACCGCAAATGGAGTCTCGAATGAGCAGACCGGCGAGGGTAACTTCTTTCACCACCTTTACGTCAACGCCGAGAGCTACGGAATCGAGACACAGTTCCTCGCGTGGGACCTGCACCCAGACCGGGACGAGAACTGGTACGCGAAGAACGCTCGCGCTCTTCCTACGGCCGACAGAGCGGAGCAGTTCCCGCGCACGCCGGACGATGCCTTCATCAACACGGGAGAGTGCTGGTTCGACCTGGAGGCGCTCGGCTGGTACGCGGAGCACCACGTCCTGGACGAGGACAAGCGCTTCCGCTTCGTCGTCGACAAGACGGGCGCGAAGGCGAAGATCCACTACGAGTCGAAGGGCTGGATCCGCCTCTACGCCAAGCCCGACCTGAGTCACGACTACGCCATCGGCGCCGACGTTGCGACCGGCCGCGGCTTCGACTACTCCTGTGCCTACGTCATCGACCTGACATCGATGGCGATCGTCGCGGAGTGCTACGGCAAGCTCGACGCCGACGAGTACGCGGAGCAGTTGCACTACCTCGGCAAGTGGTACGGCTCGGCGCGGATCGCGGTCGAGATGGGCGGCGGCTTCGGAGAGCCGGTGATCATCTCCCTGCGCGACGGGCGCAAGGGCCGGCCGCACTACCCGAAGATTTACCGGCACCGGATCGCTGACCGCGCCGACGCGCATGAGCTCGCGAACTACGGGTTCCCGATGAACTCGAAGACGAGGCCGCAGGTGATCAACCAGATCGAGCAGGCGATCCGCGAGCGCACGATCCCCGACTTGACGCGGACGCTCGTCATGGAGTGCAGGACGTTCGTCAGGCAGAAGACGCTGCCCTCGCCGCGCGCGCAGGAGGGCGCGAACGACGACCGCGTGATGGCGTTCGGGATCGCGCTCGAGATGTTCCGCCAGTTCGGCACCCATGAGAAGCGGCACCGGCCGCAGGCTCGCAAGACGAAGACGCACACCTACCCGTGGGAGAGAAGGAGAGTCGCATGACACAGACGATGCCCGGACTCGCGGCAGCGCTCGGCGCTGGCGGCGGCGGTGGCTACGGGGACTACGGCGGTGGCGATGTCGGCGCCGCGCCGGCCGACGACACGGCGCAGGGCGGCGAGCAGTACGGAAGCTCGCTCGAGGCGCTGCAGGCAGCCGAGGACGCGCTGCAGGCGTTCATCGCCATGGACCCCGACCACGCCGACCGCGCCGTCGCCGCGCAGTGCCTCCAGAACGTGCTGAAGCTGCAGGCCGCGAACCAGGACTCACAGTCGGGCGACATGGCGGGCCTGCAGCGGGCGCTGCAGCAGGGGCCGACCGGCCCGATGGCAGGGGCGCAGTAGTTGTCCGAGACGGATCTCTACGACGGCAGCAAGCTCCCGGACGCCGTCCAACTCGTCGTCAAGGCCGTCGAGGACTGCGAGCGCAACTACCACGACGCCTTCATCGGCAAGGTGGAGGAGCGCTATCTCGCCTACCGCGGACTCGCCTCGGCCGGCGGCACGAACGGCAAGGACACGTCGAGCAGCGACGAGGACTCCTGGCGCTCACAGGTCACGACGCCCTACGTGCTGCAGACGTGCGAGGGGATGCTCGCGACGATGCTGGAGCCATCGCCGCGCTTCAACGTCCAGCCACGCCCGAAGCCCGACGAGCCGCTCGAGGAGGTGCTGCAGCGGATCAAGAAGATCGACGCGATCGCCGACACGATCCGCTACGCGCTCGACCGCGACCACTTCCCTGAGAAGCAGCGCGACTTCATGCAGCAGGAGATGATCGCCGGCATCTCGGTGCTGAAGGACTACTGGGTAACAGAGCAGCGCGACGTGACCCAGCTTGTCCCGAAGGAGATCGTGATCCAGGACGACGCCGGCCTCACCGTCGACTCGATGCTCTCCCACGAAGAGGAGACGATCAAGCGTGCGACCTACCGCGACGACGCCTGCTGCGAGGTGGTCGACGTGCGCGACTTCTTCTGGCCGGCGTCGGCCCCGAACGTCGCCAAGGCCGAGTACCTGATCCACCGCACCTGGGAGACGTACGCCGCGCTGGAGCGCCGCGGGATCTACAAGAACCTGAGCGACCTGAAGCAGGCGAGCTCGCAGGCGACCTACTCCGAGATCACGAAGCGGGAGATGCGGCTCCGCAACATCGACCGCACCAAGGACCTGTACGAGGTCCTGGAGTACTGGACACCGGAGCGCAAGGTCACCGTCGGCAACCGGACGGTCGAACTCGAGGACGAGAAGAACCCGCTCTGGAACGGTCGCATGCCGTTCATCGTCTGCAGCGCGATGCCGGACGCCTTCCAGATCCCCGGCATCTCGGTCGTGGAGGCGCTCGCGCAGCTTCAGGAGATGCTCTGGACGCTGCAGAACCAGCGGCTCGACGTGGTGCGGATGCTCGCCAACCTGATCACCGTGATCAGGAGCGACGTGGACGACCCGGAGGCGTTCGAGTGGGCGCCGAACGCGCAGTGGTTCGTGGAAGACCCCGGACAGGTCGACACCCTCAAGATCGATCCCACCGTCGCCACGATCACGCTGCAGGCTGAGGAGCTTCTCAAGGGCGACCTCCAGAACATCATGGGAGGACTGCCCTACGCCTCCGGGGCGAACTCACAGACGGTCGACCAGCAGACCGCGACCGGCGTCTCGATCATCACGACGATCGCGCAGCGGATCATCCAGGCGAGGAAGCAACACTATTTGTGGAGCTATGCGAAGCTCGGCAAGGACTTCCTGCTGCTCTGGCAGCAGTTCGTCAGGGAAGACCGGATCGTGCGCGTGCTCGGCCCGCAGGGCGCGGTCGCCTACAAGAGCGTCTCGCCGCTCGACATCCAGGGCGACTACGACGTGATGATCGATGTCACCTCGGACAGCCTGCTGCGCCAGGAGCGTCGCGCCGAGGCACAGAGCCTCTGGCAGATCGCCGTCAACTCGCAGCCGATCCACGCCCAGTCGGGGGCACCGCTGAACCTGAAGGCGTTCGCGGAGAAGACCCTCGACGCCTACGACGTGCTCGACAAGGACCGCTACTTCCTGCCACCGCAGATCGGAGCCGCGACGGCCGGCGGGCCACCGCAGCCCTCCCAGAACGGGCAGGGTGCGTCTCAGCCGCAGATCGCCCCGTCCCCGCCCAACGGCGGCGGCGTCACCAACGCCTCGCTCGCGGCAGGCCCGCTCAGTCCGTCGAACGACGTGTCGTCGTCACCGGAGGCCGCGATGCAGCAGATGCTGTCGATGCAGGGAGGCACGTCGAATGCGCCGTCGTAGGCTGACCGAGGAGCAGCAGCGCGCGCTCCACGTCCGTCAAGGCGAGCTCACGGCGCTCTCGCAGCACCCGTCCTGGCCGGTGCTGGAAGCCGAGATGGAACGCCGGATGCGGACGTTCGAGCGCGAGATCGCGGCCTACATCTTCGGCAACCCGGAGGGCATGACGGAGGCCCGCCAGCACTTCATCCGCGGCTTCGTCAAGGGCATGCGC